TGGGAAGAAGATGCTCACATTGATGACAAAGACTTGGATAATGAGTCTCTAAACATACCCAATGTACACCAAAAATATCTAGACATATATTCTAAAGAGAAACGGAAAATGAGTGACCTTGAAACTCATTGGAAAGTTCTTTTTCAGCAAAGATGGGAAGTTGTCATTTCTAAGAACGGAAAGGCTCCAGATCATAACATCAGAGTATCCAAGACAGAGTTAGAACGTCACTATGTTGGAGCGGATGATGTATTACAGAAGGCTGAAAAAATTATGAACGGGCAGAAAAGTAAAGTCGAGTATCTAAAATCCGTTCTTACTATGATTGAGAATAGGAGTTTCCATATCAACAATGCAATCAATTGGAGAAAATTTGTTGCAGGGCTTGGATGACAACACAAATATTGATGGAAAAGGATACGGAAGTATTCGTTAGACTTATATGTGAGCCTCATGTGAAGATGGAGTTGAATCATTATTTTAGATTCAGACCAAAAGGTTATCAGTTCATGCCCATGTTTAGAAGAAAAAAATGGGATGGATACGTTTACCTCTTCAATATGGATAGTAACAGAATCTATTATGGTCTTATTCCAGAGATAAAAAGATTTGCAAATGACCGTGATTATGCGATTATAGATAATACAGGAGACATTCTTGAACCAATCTCCAACGATGAATATTTTAATTTTCTTACATCATTTCCTTGTGAATATAAATTAAGAGATTACCAAAGTCTTGCAGTCAGACATTCGATAGACAAAAAAAGATGTGTATTATTATCACCAACTGCTTCTGGAAAATCTCTCATCATTTACTATCTGATTCGTTATTACTTCCCTGAAAAATCGTTGGTTATTGTTCCAACACTTTCTCTGGTAAGTCAAATGTATTCGGACTTTGAGGCATATGCAAAAGCGGATGATTCGTTCAACGTGGAACAACTGGTTCATAAGATATTTGGTGGTCAAGAAAAAGAGACAGACAAACCAATCATCATTTCAACATGGCAATCACTTTATGGATTGAAAAAGGATTTCTTTAGCGATTTTAGTTTAGTCATAGGAGATGAAGCACATCTTTACAAGGCTCGTTCTCTTACTACAATAATGAAGAATCTGGAAAATACACCCCATCGAATTGGAACTACAGGAACATTAGATGAGGTCGAAGTACATAAATTAATACTAGAGGGGTTGTTTGGTTCTACGAAGAAAGTGACCAGTACCAAAGAACTTATCAAGAATAAGACGTTATCATCGATTGCTATAAAATGTCTTATTCTCAAATATACTAAAAAAGAATGTATCACAGTATCAAAACTGAACTATCAAGAAGAAATAGACTTTATAGTAAGCCATCCAAAGAGAAATAATTATATTTGTAATTTGGTAAAGGGTCTCACTGGAAACACATTAGTTCTATTTCAATTGATAGAAAAACATGGAAACATTCTACATTCAATACTGGAAGAAATCATCGATCCTTCTAGGAAAATCTTTTTTGTTTATGGAGGAACAGATGCAGATACAAGAGAAAAAGTCAGAGAACTTGTCGAAAAGGAAAAGGATGCTATTATATGTGCAAGCTATGGCGTATACAGTACCGGCATCAACATTAGGAATCTTCATAACATTGTTTTCGCTTCTCCTTCTAAGAGCCGTATTAGAAATTTACAATCGATAGGTAGAGGACTAAGAAAGTCAGACACAAAAGAAGCTGCAACGTTGTATGATATTTCTGATGATTTGTCACACAATGATAGGAAAAACTACACGTTGAACCATTTTTCAGAAAGAATAAAAATCTATAGTTCTGAACAGTTTCCTTATAAAATTTATGTAATATCACTCAAAGGATAATATGGCATCGAGAAAATATATAAAACTTTCGACAGGGGAAGAAATTCTGGCTGTATATTTGAAACCAACCGATGGGTTCTTTAATTTGAAGCATCCAATACAAATAACTCATGTGTTTGAAAAAGATGAAGAGGGAGTTCGTTTTACAAAGTGGATACCTTATACTGATGATGAAATAATTCCTGTAGCTTCAAAGTATGTGGTGACGATGACAAGTCTATCTAAGAAGATGGCCAAACTGTATAATGAAATACTAACTGAACAGGGCAGAGAAGAAGGAGAAGATATATTCGATTCATTAGAAGTATCAAATAACCTTATTAACTGATTGCACTATCTTTATTTCAAACCCATCAGAGTTAATATACCAGATACGGAGAAATTAGTCAAGTCTTTTTTAACAGAATAACAAAAAAATAACACTTGACTTTATCGATATAACTTGTTATAATAATATATTATCAACAATTACTGCTAAAGGATTCATATGGCTAGACCAAGAACAAAACAACATTATGTAGACAATGAAAAGTTTCTAATAGTCATGGGCGAATACAGAGTAGAATACCTCAGATCCGTTGATGATGGAGAAGAAAGAAAACCCCAACTACCAGATTACGCAGGTGAATGTTTCCTCAAAATAGCAGAGAGATTATCCCACAGACCCAATTTTATAAACTACGCATTTCGTGAAGAGATGGTGAGTGATGGCATAGAAAATTGTGTGATGTACGCTAGTAATTTCAATCCAGAAAAATCTAAAAACCCATTTGCTTATTTTACTCAAATCATATACTACGCTTTTCTAAGAAGAATAGAAAAGGAAAAGAAACAACTTTATATAAAATATAAACAAATGGATGAATATAACTCCATAGAAGACAACTCAGATATGGAAAATATGTCTGCTGGTGAAAAGAACGTTATATCCGCAGGAGCAACATTGATGACTGTAGATAAACGTGCTAATATATACGATTTTATCTATCAGTTTGAGGAAAAGAAAAGAGCGAAGAAGAAACCTAAAGTGGTGTCAAAGAAAAAAGATGAAGCTATTTTAGAACTATCTCCCCTTACTTCCTTTATGAGAGCTTGTGCATGAAGATTGCTTTGCTGACGGATACACACTTTGGAGCTCGCAATGACAGTCTCTTGTTTATAGACTTCTTTCGTAAGTTCTATGAAAATATATTTTTTCCTACTCTGAAAGAGAGAGGTATCACCGATGTAATACATTTGGGTGATGTGGTTGATAGACGGAAATTCATCAACTTCAAAACTCTCAATTCGATGAAAGATATATTTTTTCATCCTCTCAAGGAAATGGGTGGAAATGTCAAAATTATTGTTGGCAACCATGACATCTATTACAAGAATACTCTCAAAGTAAATTCGATGGAAGAATTGACAAAGGGAATGTCTCATGTAACAGTATATTCTGACCCCTGTGAAGTATCTCTGACCGAAGACCACAAGGTGTTATTTCTTCCGTGGATATGTGCTGACAATGAAGACAAATCAAAAGAACTCATTGAGAAGACACGAACTAAAGTAGTGTTTGGTCATTTACAAATTGTGGGAATAGAACAGGATAAAGGTTCTTTTGCAATGGAAGGTCATTCGATACCAATGTTCAAGGCATTCCAAAAAGTGTTTTCTGGTCATTTTCATCATCGTTCTGTCACTGGAAATATCACATATCTTGGAAATCCATATGAAATAACATGGAGCGATTACAACGACAAGAGAGGGTTTCACATCTATGATACGGAAACAATGGAAACGGAGTTCATAGAAAATCCTTATTCGATGTTTCATAAAATATATTACAATGATGAGAAAAATGATTATGGTGACCTTTCAAAATATGAAGATACCTATGTAAAAATAATTATTGAAAACAAAAACAATAATTATTTGTTTGAAATATTAATGGATAAGTTGATTGATGCTGGAGCTAGTAATATTTCGGTAGTGGATAATCTTTTTGACATTGAAGATTTGGGAGATGACATAGATGGAATAGAAGATGTTGAGGATACAATGAGCGTAATTCGTAATTGTGTAGATGGATTGCAGATTAAAAATAAAGAAGACTTGAATAAATTGATGCAAGACCTTTACGGTGAAGCTTTGACAATGGAGACAGTATAATGAATAGACAAGAAAGAAGAAAACAAGAAAAAATATCCAAAAAAGAAAATGAACCCCTTTCACTTGAAATGTCAATAGATTTGTTACAGCCTTGGTCTGTTCCTGTAATGAGAACAAAGTTACCACCATATGTTTTAGATAGAATGCTTGAAATTTCCGATGATATGATATCGGATGAAAACTCTATAAGTCATGGGGCCAGACTTGCTGGTCAAATAAAAACAGAATTGACTGTAGATACTGAACTTTTGAAAAAAAATAATTTGGATAATTTTTT